GTCGATTTTGAAACCTATTACGCTAAAGACTACGGACTAAACAAACTAACTACTGAAGAATATGTACGCCATGCTCGTTTTGAAGTCATCGGCGTTGCTGTTAAGGTTGTGGGCAAGAACTATCATCAAGATATAGCTGCTGCCCCACAGTGGTGTTCGGGTTCTAAAAAGCAAATCGCTAAATTTCTTTCCCAATTTGATTGGGGGAACTCCGTTGCCCTCGCGCACAACGCTATGTTTGACATGGCTATTCTTAGTTGGCACTTCGGTATAAAACCCAAGAAGATAGCCGACACCCTAGCTATGGCGCGCGCCATTCACTCTATCGAAGTAGGTGGAAGCCTAGCCGCCCTCTCTGAGTATTATGAGCTAGGCGCAAAGGGTACTGAAGTACATGCTGCAATCGGCAAAAAACGTTTGGACTTTACTAAGGAAGAGATGGAAGCCTATGGTGGTTATTGCATACAAGATGTGGAACTCACTCACAAATTGTTTAAAGTACTTGTCAAGCACCTGCCTGTGTTTGAGCTTAACCTTATAGACCTAACGATACGGATGTTCAGCGAGCCTACGTTAGTGCTAGACAAAGACATACTGGTGGCCCACTTAGAGCAAGTTAAGGATATTAAAGAAGAGCTAATGGCTAAGGTGTCTCACGAGAAGAAAAAGCTAACAAGCAACCCCCAATTTGCTGAGCTACTGCGCACGTTCGGTATAGAGCCGCCCCTGAAGATAAGTCCAACCACAGGCAAAGAGACTTACGCCTTTGCTAAGAGCGACGAAGAGTTCAAGAAACTCCAAGAGCATGAGAACCCAGAAGTACAGGCTATAGTTGCTGCCCGACTAGGAGTTAGGTCTACCATCGAAGAGACGCGCACACAGCGTTTCATAGATATAGCCGGTAGGGGGGTACTGCCTATACCTTTGCGTTACTATGCGGCGCATACAGGACGTTGGGGAGGAGATGACAAGATCAATATGCAGAACCTACCCCGAGGCTCACAGCTTAAGAAAGCAATGTGCGCACCAGAGGGGTATAAGTTTATAGACTGTGACTTGTCCCAAATCGAAGCACGTACGCTCGCATGGCTAGCCGAGGAAGAAGACTTAGTTGAAGCCTTTGACAGGGGGGACGATGTGTATAAGATAATGGCTTCTGCTATATACGATAAGCCTGAATCTGAAATAGCCAAGGAAGAACGTTTCGTTGGTAAGACTACGATACTAGGAGCAGGCTATGGCATGGGGCACGTTAAGTTCCGCGCGCAGCTAAAGACTTTCGGGGTAGACTTGCCTGAGGAAGAATGTGAACGCATCATACAAGTATACCGTGATACATACCCCAAGATACCTGCCCTGTGGCGCGCTGCCAACAAAGCGCTAAAAACCATGATGGAAGACAAGGTAGAGGACTTGGGCAAGGAAGGTATCCTTACCGTGGAAGGCAGTACAGGTATACGCCTGCCCAACGGACTGTATATAAAGTACCCCAACCTGCGAGTCCAAGATGCAGAAGAAGAGGGCGGGTACGACGAGACGGTGTACGACACTCGCAAAGGTAGAGCCATAATCCCTAATCGTATTTATGGGGGTAAAGTTATTGAGAATGTTTGTCAGGCGTTGGCTCGCATTGTTATAGGTGAACAGCTGCTTAGAGTTGCTAAGAAATATAAAGTGGTTATGACCGTACATGACGCGATAGGCTGTATTGTCCCCGAAGAAGAAGTAGAGGAAGGCATGCGCCACGTCGAAGAAGCTATGAAGATACGCCCTACGTGGGCACCCGACCTGCCCCTCGATTGCGAAGGTGGGTACGGAAGGTCATACGGAGAGTGTTAAACGTCGCAGGGGTTTTATATCTTTTTCCCCTGCATACCCCAGCGGGCGGTGGGTAGGTTTGTTCATCCAGAAAACACCCGCAGTGTGCAACAGTAGCTCATCACTCGAACCTCTCTGTAGGTTTCGTTCTCGGCACTGTGTGTACACCGGCTAGCCCACGCTACGGGCCTTATTATTGATGACGATTTATAAGGGGAACATGATGAATGGCAAAGGAAGTAAACGCAGGCCCACGTTCGTACCGCTGCACGAGTTCGGGGATAACTGGGCAAAAATCTTTGAGAAACCAAAACAGAAGGAAGAAGAGAATGTTAACAGCAGAAGTGCCAAGAACGAAAATGAGCGACTCGAAGTTGCCGAACAAGCAGACAGCCCTACAGACACAAACGGGCGGGACACACTATAAGAACATGGCTATCCAACCTGCCGAGTACGCAGAGAAGAACGGCCTGTCCCTGTTAGAAGGTAACGTGGTTAAGTATATAACTAGGTGGAAGTTGAAGGGGCAACCCTTGTCAGACTTAGAGAAAGCTAAGCACTGCATCGACCTGCTAATCGAGATACACAACGTCAAATGAAAATAACTATAGAAGTAGATGGCGCCGATGCCGAAGAGCTTATGGCTATGTTGCAACGTGCAACCGAGGCGGTGGAGAAACTAGAAGCTATCCTTAAGGAGTTTGAAGATGCTGATTGAGTGCAGCGTAGAAGAACACTTGGATCTAATTAAGGATGACCCTGTGCGACCTAACTTGTTTGACGCAGACGAGGCTAGGTTTCATGGGCCTTTCCGAGTGTTCGCTGAAGTAGATGAAGATAGCGGGGATGTACAAGCTGTAGTATGTGTAGTGTTAACAGCGTTTGTAGTTACTGAAGAAGACGACTTGCTTATGCTAGCTAACGGTGAGTTCTTTATGGAAACCGAAGACGGTGAAGATGTAACGAACGCTGACCCTACCCTTGCTTGTCCGTACTCTATTTGGTCTTACAAGAAAGGTGCGGGCAGGCAGTTGATTAGCTCGCTAATAGAGTTTGTAACGGTAGCTATTCCGACAGTAGACTCGGTGGTAACGATGTCACCTAAATCAGATAGCGCACTTAAGTTCCATACAAACAACGGCGCGGAAATGTTTTCGGTTAACGAAGACACCATTAACTATCTATACGAGATAACAGAAGATGTCGTACTTCACTGAGTTTAGCGGTGCTTTAGAAGAAGCAGAATTCTTGGCTAAGGCGGATCAGGTCCGTATGTATGTGGTAGAAACTGCGCCTAAGCGTATTGAAGTAATGACCGCCGAACAAGCGTACACGGTAGACGGCATAGTGCTAGAAACAATAGTCCCTAAGGGGGGACACGACATATTCTAGGAGATAAAGATGTTTGTAAAAGACTATGGGTATTATGATATAGAGGGCAGTAAACGCGGACCTAACCGCAATAAGAAAAGTAACGAACGCAACGTTAGAAAACTTAGATCGCTGTGGGATACGTTCGATTACGAAACACAGTTACGTGCCGCTAAGGTAATCCGTTGTTTAGAAACACAGGAAGCGTACAGGTGATTACTCCTGCGCTTATGTGTATAGCAATCGCAGTATACTTTGAGGCCCGAGGTGAACCCGGTGCAGGACAAGTTGCAGTTGCTCAAGTAATACGAAACAGAATTGAAGACCCACGTTACCCAGACAATGCGTGTGACGTGGTTAAGCAGGGGTATTATTGGAACGGTGTACCTATAAGAAACAAATGCCAATTTAGTTTTTATTGTGATGGTAAGTCGGACGACCCGAAGAACAAACAAGCGTGGTACAACGCGCTGTACATTGCAGAGTTAAGTGAATTTGCAGAAGATACTACGAACGGTGCGACCCACTACCACAGTACTAAAGTATTCCCAGAGTGGGCATACAACGGCGAGATAACTACTAAGATCAACAAACATATTTTTTACACAGGTATTAATTAGTGACCACAACAAAGATAGACCGGCCCACGCCAGACGAAAAAGAAAAACACAGTGCGAAGTTGGCACAACAAGTAGCAGAGTATCTAGCCAAAGGAGGTACGGTAACTAGATGCCCCCCACGCGCATTTACCTTAACCGAAGGCCCGAAGAAACGGTTCGACGGCGGACGCAACGATTCTTTAACCGACCCAACCAACCGAGATGTGGGGGCGTACCGGCCTACAACAAAGGAAACTTAAATGTACGAATATGAATGTACTATAAGGAGAGTGGTTGATGGCGACACTATCGACGTGGATGTTGACCTTGGGTTTGGTACTTGGCGTTGCAGTGAGCGCATACGTCTTTATGGTGTTGATACTCCAGAGTGCCGCACGCGAGATGCTAAAGAAAAAGTTGCCGGACTCTTGGCAAAGCAGTTTGTCGAAGACGCGCTCCACGTCGGAGGAACCTATACTCTCCAAACCAGAGAAAAAGGAAAGTTTGGCAGATTCTTGGGAGTGATATTTATAGCAGGCAAAACTTCAATCAACACGGCGTTGGTTACA